GCGTGTGTATGAGCCAATGTGATAGTCTATAGTTTCATCTGAGCTACCCTGCTTTACATTGTCTGCCTTAGTACGCCACGCCTTTGGTGTGAAGAACTTAGGTGTAGCGTCCACATAGCGGCGGCTGACTTCATTCCAAGCCAAGCCCACTTGGTGTTTCACTAGCTGTCGTGCGACAAAGAGGGGAGCTTCAATACGAAACTGTAAGAAGCAGTGTGAGAACGGTGACCAGTGCTTATGTTTAGCTAGGTACTTGATAAGACGTTGGTCTTCTGGGGACAAGTCCTCGTGGTTTCCGTTCTGTACTCGTTGTGATTCCTTGTTAAAAGAAACACGGGCAGCGTTGACAACTGTCAGGTCACTACCCATATGGTCAATTAATTTTACTTGCATAGTCGAAGACTCCAATTATACTACATAGTTTCCAATGAGGCAATGAGCTTATTCAAATACCATTGCGCTTTTTTCAAATCTTCCACAGGCTTACCTTTATAGTTGTAACGCCACATGTATTTCATTGCGTTACCCTTGCAGTAACCTTGGAACTCCTCGTCAGACATGCTTGCCTCAATGGCGTCAATTGCTTCAACGCCCTTGCTGTTGTAGTGTGACGGGCTGTTTACTGGGTCGTCTGGTACCTGTGTATAACCAAACTTAGTGTCCAAGGATTGCGTTAATTCTTTTCCTGACATATTCTACCTCTCCTGTTTGCAAAACTTTGTATGCAAAGTCTCTCATGTAATCGGCATCTACTCCTGCATTGGTACACACTTCCTCAAAGTCCTGTGCTGTTGTACCTACTGAGGCGAAGAACCAAGCCGATGCTCTGTCCCTGTCTATTCTTGCAGTAGCTGGCTCACCTTCGTAAGCTGGCTTGGCTGCATCGAGTAACGCTTGAAGAATAACACACAAGAACAATGTACGTTCTGGTGAGGATTCGTCTGGGCGAAACTCGTCCAAGTGAATTGTTATCTTACTACTTTGCATCCTGTTTGTCAAGCCACGATTGCGGAATGCCCTCTTTTAATTTGCAATACATGTAACCGTGTTTGTCACACCAATCTGCATAGGTCATCTTGCCGCCCTTGTATAACTTGCGGGTAGGATTATCGAAGACAAATCGGATGTCAAGGTCGGGGTGCTGTGCCTTAATGAACAGGTGTTTTTTCCTGTCCTCAATCATAAAGCGTCCCTTCACCTCAAGGATAACTCCGTTGGGCAAGAAGAAGTCTGGGATGTAGTTCTTATCCTCACGCCATTCATAGGCCAGCTTCTCTTGCTCATACACAAACTTAATCTTCTGCTTGTGTAGCTGCTGTGCAGCCTCGTACTCAGAGTTTGATTTGTATTCGTGGTCGTACTTTTTTCTTTTGAATCTCATTACACCTGTACTTCCTCAACGTCTGGGGTCTTTGCCACAGTTGCAAGGTAACGTACTCCGTTAGAATATTTGAATGCTCTCAGACCCTGGCCACCATTGGCGTCAGCCCAGCATTTCTTTTTAAATGAGCAGAAGACACAACCAACTGCAAGCTTACGATTGCCTGACTTGCCATCTGCTATGGTGTCGTAACAACGAGCAGGTGCTGCGTCCTTGGTCACCATGTCTTTTAGATAATTTACTCGTGATGGTGCATCAATCATTTCCATGTCGTGTACTGGTAAGATGCAAAGCTCACTGCTGTTCTTGTCGATTGCAAAGAAGGCTGCTTCCTTACGATTGTTCTTCGTTGCATAGGCACTAATCTGTGCAATGTAACCGAAGGGGTCGTCGTCTGTAAGCCGTGCCTCTTTAAACTTCTTGAATGCAAATGAGGAAGCAGACTTAATATCCACAAGCACATCGTCAATCACGCAGTCTTGGTGGCCTAGTACGCCCTCTACCATTACCTCGTCCTGTGCTTCTGTTACTGTGTGGCCTGCTGCCTTGGTCAAACAAATCAGGAGAGCCTCAAGGACATGTCCCATAAGGAACTTAATCTTAGTCTGCCCGTTGATAGACTCTCCTTCTTCGCCCTGTACTCCGTACCAAATCTGACGGTCTGGCTTACCGATTGAAGACAAGCGTAGGTTTGATGCACCTTTACGCTGACCTTCACGGAGTATAGTTTCGACTGCCTCTCGCACAAGGCCTCCGACTTCTTCTAATGCCTCAGAAACGTGAGGCTGTGTGACATCGACACCCTGTTCGAGCGTCTCGTAGATGTCTGGAATCAGTGTGTCTAATGTCTTTGTCATGTGTTACTCCTTAAGTTTTGTTAGTAGTTCGGCCTGTAGTTCCGCATACTTTCTGAACGAGCGTAGCTCGAAGTAGGTAAACGAAACAAAGACTGAGATGAGTAGAAAGTGTAATACGAGTAGTGTGTTTGTTAGTTCTTCAATCATTAACTATCCTTAAGTTTTTTAATAACTCTACCTTTACGGTAGCCAGTTGGAATTGTATCATAGCGCATAATTCTTAAGCTGTCAACCCCATTTGTTATCCACATAGTGCCGTACATTGAGTTGCCGCTTCCTGCTTGGTGCTTAGAGTTAGCTTTTCCTATGAGCTTCTTAGAAGACTCTTTGTGTTTTCTTCCCTTCCATATTCCGTAGGGAAATTTATTTTTAATAGCTTCCTTTCCTTTCAGGGAAATCTTTACAAAGTGTTCTTTTGGCAAACTCCTTCCAACTTTACTGGCTGCTTTTGCTTGGTTGAGCTTAGATTTTTCAGGCCAGTCTTTGTATCTTGCCCTTAGACCTTTCTCGTTAATGTAATCCCAACCGCCAAGTCCGCCTTCGTGTAAGTTGTATGGTGGATTTAATTCTGCTATTAATTCTTTTTCCTTCTCAAACATTTCTTGGGGTGAGGGGAAGACAAAAAGAATATCTTTAATAAAATTGTCTTCCCCATACTTTGTAATAGCATGTTTTATAACTGTACCAGAACCCATATAGTTATCCTGTGGGTTCTTTGTTTTGTGACAACCAATATAAAATTTACCGTTTTGTTTATTGGTTATTTTGTAGACAGTGTATAACATGTTGTTACCCCCTGATGTGAACGCAGCAGGATTTGAACCTGCGACCTACAGCTTAGAAGGCTGTTGCTCTATCCAGCTGAGCTATGCGTCCTACTTTTTCTTTGTTGCCTTACGAATACGCTGTACCTTGTGGGCAATGTATTCTTCTTCGTCTGCAAAGAAGTTATGCAGACCCTTGAAGAAGCGCAGCTGTACAGCCTTGAGGAATCGTCCTCGTGGCATAGCCCAGCCAACTACAAGCCCTGCAAGCCCAGCATATACGACAACTAATAGTGGTGCAATTTCCATAATAATCTCCTGATAAAGGTGATGGCGTCCCCGTCCCGTATCCATCTTCAGCTGCCAAATATCTGAGTGCAGCCCCCGTGCTTAGTTCCTAGTTACTTAGAAAGGAACCTCGTCGCTTACCATCTCTTGAATAGGAGCGGCAGCAGTTTCGATTACGTCAAAGTCTTCAGCACCGCCACCAGCATATGCAACAAGGTTAACTACTTGAACCTTCTTGAGCAGCGGGGATACACCAGACTTGCCATTCATCTCCCAAGCAAACGGTGTATACATTACATTACATACACTGCCGTTACCTACAAGCTGTTCGAATGGTTGCTTCTGTGCATCCATAACTTCAGGTGCTTCGTTGGTTGAGCCATCACGGCGGGTTGTTTTCTGACGAATGTGTACAAAATCTCCACGCTCGTCGCCTTTGTTCTTAATAGTAAGTCCATCTGCTTCGATGGCTTTGCGGTTGTTGTCATCCACAAGCAAGTCCAAACCCCACTCTGGTTCGTACGTTGTGTTTGGTTGTTGAATAGATGCCCAATAAACTTTACCTGATAGTACTGTCATAATCTTATATTCTCCGTTTTGGATTCCGTTTGGCTTCCGTTTCGCTAAGCATTATTGCCGTTGCGATGATTGTATAATGCCACACCCTTAATAGAATGTCAACACTTTATTTTCGTTAGTGTGTATCTTTCCAGTTAATTCCTGTCTTATACTCACAATCTAGGGGACAATTAACCTTGAGGGATTCCTCTGTAAGCTTCATTGCCTCCTTGGTAATAGCACCGAAGGATTCTTCCTGTCCCTTACGTACCTCGAATTGGTATTCGTCATGTACACTTGCAACAAGGTTGAAGTCCAGCTTTGCTTTAGTGGCTAGGATAATAATAAACTTAAGCCATTCCTTACATACGATTGCTCCAGCACCTTGCAATAGCAGGTTAAGTGCAGCATGTTTGTTTCGTATGGTAAGGACACGACCATCCAAGCCAATGAGATAACCTCTGCCAGACAACTTGTCTACCTTAGAGCGTAGTGCTTTCAGGGCAGGCATGTTGTTTAAGAAGTTATCAATCAGACGCTGACCATCCTTGGCTGTGCCATTGACGACCTGTCCAATCTTACCAGCACCAGCACCGTACAAGAAGGCATAGATAAATGTCTTTGCGTTGTCCCTTGTAGGCAGTCCTGCTGCTGTTTGGTTAGCAGTATGAACGTCACCCTCTACAACTTCTTTGGTGTAGGCTTCGTCGTTCATGTAGTGTGCTAACATTCGTAGCTCAAGTCCCGATGCGTCAGTACCCAGTAGTGTATAGTCGTCACTAGATACTGTCCACAATGCCCTGCACTCCTTACCATAGGGTGAGTAGACAGCAGGAACCTGTGCCATGTTAGGTGATGTATGAGCCATACGTCCTGTAATAGTTCGTAACGTAAGCACTCGTCCATGCACCTTGTCGTTCTCGTCTGCCGCTTCAATCCACGATTTGATTTGAGACACACGCTTCTCAAGGGTGAGGTAGGTAGCAATCAACTGAGCTTGCGGTATGTCGGTAGCCTTAGACAAGACTTCCTCTGAGACAATAGCCTGACCCTTCTCAGTGTAGGCATGTGGTTTCCATCCCAGTGCAGTTAAGCGTTCAGCTATCTGCTTACGTGAGCCTGGATTAAACACTGTTACCTTATCCTTAAGTCTCTTGCCTGTCTTCTCAGATACTCTAATCTCTGTGATAGGCTTGAAGACTTCTTGTAGTTCGTTGTTAATCTTTGTTGATTCGTCAGACAACCTAGCAACAAGCAGCGTAGCTTCTTTCACGTCAAGTGTGAAGCCGTTCTGTTCTTGTTTGTCAATCACTGCACGAATCTGATGCTCAAGCTTAATGCTACGAGCAGAGAAGCCCTTGAGTGTAGGGACAAGAGCCTTATACACCTTAGCTGTTAGGTCTACATCCCTGATGCAATACTTAAGCATCTCGTCTGTGTAACCTGAGAAGTCGTGGAAGTCTATCTTCCCGAAGCCAAGTGTCTTACCCCAAGCGTCAAGTGAATGACCACCGTCTCGCATTGGGCTGGCAAGCTGCGACATGATAAGTGTGTCACGTATCTTAGCCAGTGGTATCTCCACACCAAGCAATCTCTTGAGGACAGGAGCATCAAAGGACACCCCGTTGTGCATGATAACAATGTCTGCACTCTCAATAAGATTCTTGGCGTGGTGAACGTGGTCTGGTTTGTAAGTGTAGGTGCGGTCTTCGTCGATGTCCTTAGCTACAATACAATAAATAGTAGTAGCATCTAGGCTGTCTGTTTCAATGTCTACTACTAATCTTTTCATATCTTAATACTTTCCTTAAATTTATTTATAAGTTGTTTGTCAAACAGGCTTTGTATATTTAACAAGAACATCTTGGATGCGTTGTGGTCGCCGCCTGCTATCTGTCTTGGGTTGTCCATCAACTTAATAATCTTCTTAAGGTTGTCAGACTTAAAGACAAGGGTTGCGTACACCTCGTCATCTATACATAGGTTGTGAAACCAATAGTCAGCTTCGGTTGCGGACAACCCAGATGGTTTTCCATATGACATGTATTCAACTGCAATGTTTCCAGTGCTTGTCCACATACCACGCTCTGACTTAACCTCTACCTTTTTATTTTGTAGCATTTCAGCTACCATATCTTCTCTGACTTCGCCATACTCTAGGTCGAGGTCAAACTTCTTTCTATCTTCTATCGAAGGCTTCATACTTCAATTAACTCCGCTTCTTGATAAGGTACGTGGAAGAACTGTTCACCCTGTAGGATGCGTCCACCCTGTGCTTCTTTAACTACTGACTTAGATGCTGTCTCACCAGTGATACGCCACGCTGCCTTCATGTCAGGTCGTATGATGTAGAAGTGTAAGACACCCTTGTCTGCTACTGCATTGATAAGTTTATGTTTGCGGTAAGGTATTCGTATCTCTTTCCAATTAGGATTCCAATCACCTTTCCATCCATACTTTATATCCGCCTCGTTGAAGAACTTAGTATAATCCAACTCGCTTTTGATGTCAACAGAAAAATCTTCTTCGGTGTCTAAAATTGTATGGCCTTGTGTGGATAAGTAATCAACCACCCACTGCTTGGCCTTGTTGTCTGAGCGTTCATACCTCTCTCGTGAGAAGGGAATGTTTACGCTACCTACGATTGGTTTAAGCTGTGTCATAAATAATCTCCTTTAGTCTTTGAATCCAAACTCTTCTACGTCATCACCCATCTCTACCCTGCAACCTGTTGGTGCGAGGTCGCAGTTTGGGTAGGAGTAGCAAGATAGGTGGGGGTCTTCGTCTG